AGCACAGCGACCTCCAAACTTCATGCGCAACTCTGCACGTTGTTTTTTCGTCAGTGCCATCTCACTCCCCCTTCACGCCAATGCCAGCGGCGTGAAGAACTTTTATAATTTCGTCTCGCATATATTCAGCACCTTTTTGCATGCCGTATCCGTCTGATGGTTCAAGGCAAAGTTTAAGTGTTTCATATTGGAGTGGAGCGACCGGCAACTTCACGCTAAAAATCATCCCCTCCAGTTCTGCTATGCGCTTCTCTGCGGCTTCCAGTGCACAATTAAGATTGGCAATATGCTTGCGCAATACGCGGGCATAGTGAGTGCTGACAGCTGGTTGTTCGCTGATTCTTTTCAGTTCCAGTAGAGCCGATTCGAGTTCTTCCGGGTTCAGCACCTGTTTGTTGAGTGCTGTCATTGGGCTGCCTCCCAGCAGATTTGAACCGCATAACTGCTTTTCACTCGCTTCACTGCACCGAGAGCCTCAAGATTTTTCAGGCGGCGCAGTACATACGCTGTCTTGATGCCTTTGTAGTTATCGCGTAAGCAGTGAGTGACCACATAGGTCATGCAATTTCCATGGTCACGAAGTACCTGGATGATTTCCTCATCGGTTGGTTTTCTCACAGCGCGGCTCCTTTGCGAAGCTGGGCGGCGAACTCGTTGAGCGATATGTAGCAATCTCCGAATGTTAACGAACCGCTCGACTGCATATGCTCCATAGCCGCATCCACACCCTGCGCCCGCACTTCAGCCAGGAAAGCATCGGTAGCTGGCATAAACAATGCTGATTTAGCATCAAACATAAGTGATTTTGCGGGGTTGATTGACTTCTCTTCTGGAGAAATACCACTCATTGCAAATTGATTGACCATGCGTTCAACCACTTCACGCAATGCTGCATTGTCTACAGCCAGGGCCTCGCTATGCGTATTCTGCTTTTCATTCTCCGCCGCCAGCTCCCTGCACTTGCTCTCGGCGTTAGCGAGCTGCACTGCCATGTCTGTGAGTTGCAGTTCAAGATTGTGAATAGTCGCGTCTGCTGCCCGGAACTCGCGTTGGGATTCTTCGAGTTGCAGTTCCAGTTCTTCAATTCCTGCCTTTGCAATGTCACTGGCCTTTTCAACTACACCCATTAGCTCGTTAATTGCAGTCAGTTTTGATTGCTGCAATGCACATTTTTGCTCTAATTCTTCGTATGTCGGTTTCATAATCCTACCCTCATAAAAAAGGCCCGCTAAGCAGGCCTGTTAATCGATTATTTGTGATTCCCACTTTCCGCAATGGGAGCATTGCATTCGCAATACGACACAAATCCTTGTCGGTATTTTGCTTTCCTCGTCAGAGAAAAAGTGCCGCTCACGTTTCTCTATGATTTGCCATTGGTGCATGCCGAAGAAGCACTTCCAGTTTCGTGTATCGCTCACCATTTCCTCCGGGCATAAAAAAGGCCGACTATCACGGCCACACTTGCAGATAGCTCTGCTATGTAAGGTTCAGTCATGGCGCTATAACCTATCTCAATCTCTGATTGATAAGTTCACGAGACTTACTTCTAGTAAGTTCTGTCCTGTAATCGAATTTTGGCATGATCTCTTTTGTCGAATTGATGTAAACATACCGAGGTTTAACTGATGCCTTTCTGCAAAAATCGCATAATGGCTCATCTGGAAGCGGTTCAAATCCTGAGTAATGAACTGTCCTGCCACATCCATAACATTGCTTCAGAACAGTCACGCACATTGCCTGACCTCCTTTAATCTCTGGTTGATGAATGCAGTCAGATGGTTAGCGCAGCCAAATACAAACGGTGCTGATTTGCTGTATACCCACAGCTTGCGATGACCATGCCATTCCCTGTGCAATTCGCCCTGCTTATTCAGCGAAATCAAAATCTGTGTGACCGTTGTTTTGTCCAGTCCAGTAATGTCAGAAACCTCGCCAGACGTTGCGCTCATTCCGTCTTCGAAATAATCCAGAACAGCTTTCACGCGCTGATTATGTAAATCAGTAAGCCGGTAGTGATTAACCTTGTTGGTGACGCTGTGGATTTCTAACTGGCCTGATTCGAGGAGGTCGCGCACAACCTGATTAATGCGGTTTACTGGTAATTTTGTTACTGCGATGAGTTCTTTCTTTGATGCTGGCTTGTGTGTTTCAAGGTAAGTGATGATTTTGTCTTTAGCGTTCATACGTCTGCTCCTTTGGCATAACGCTTTCCAGTTGAAGGCTTGCTGGTTGAAATCATGCGGGCCTCATCCTGATCGCATGGCATGAAGTGACCGTTAACGAATCGCTGATACACAGTTCCAAGCGAGCCAAAACGGTTTTTGGTAACGATGATTTCTGCAAACTTCGCTGCGGGGCTATGCTCGTCGTATACCGCTTCTCGATAGAGCATGATGATGCAGTCAGCGTCCTGCTCTACGCTTCCTGAGTCGCGCAAATCTGCGTTAACCGGTCGCTTGTTAGGCCGCTTCTCAACTTCACGGGATAACTGGCTGAGGGAGATAACTGGCGTCTTCAGGTCTTTAGCCATCGCCTTCAGGCTGCCAGAGATGTGCGCTATAGCCAGGTCATTTCGCTCTGCTTTTGGCTTCTCAATCAGGCCAAGGTAGTCAACCATGATGAGTGATAGCGCCGGGTTTTCCTGTTTGTGACGTTCGGCAATGCTGCGGATTTCTTCGACTGTCAGCTTGGATGCGTCAACCATCCAGACATCGAGGTCTTTCAGGTGACATATGGCGTTGTAGACTCTTGCCCATCCTTCGTCGTCCATGTTTGCCGGGTTGCGCAGAACACTGACCGACATGTTTTCTCGCCCTGCAATGCTTCGCTCGGCGATCTGCAGGTTGCTCATCTCCATGCTGAAAATCAGTACCCCGCGCAGGGTGTCAGTACCCGGCAGTGGTCGACTCGCCACGCCTTCAGCAATCTTCAGCGACAGTTCCGTTTTACCCATACCAGGACGGGCAGCGATAATCACCAAATCCTCGGCATTCATGCCGCCGGTAATCGCGTCCAGTTCGTCGATACCTGTTTTCATGGTGTCCGACTCTTCGCCGTTTTTAAGCCTGTTCTCCAGCGTTTCCGCATAGTCATTCAGGACTTCACCCAACCGAACTGGCTTAACCTCGCCTTTTGGCTTCCTGATGGTGCTCAGGCGACGCATTAGCTCGTCCATTGCCGATGCTGCTCCGTCCAGCGTTCCGTTGCTCACGTCGCCGCGTAACTCGTCTATGGCATGCAGGAACAATCGGCGCTGATACTGGTCAGCCAGCATATCTGCGTAACCAGTCAGGTTTGCAGCGCTGGGGCATGCTCTGGCAGTCATCATCACATCGGTAGCATGCTGATCCCCGCATTCCTCAGCGACCATCAGAGCGTCAATCAGTTTGCGATTTCTGGCTTGCTTGCGGATCACCTCAAAGGCTTTCCGGTAGAGTGGGATGGTGAACGCTTCAGCATCAATCCGGGCGAGAACGTCAGTTGCCGCCGGGGTGAGTCCGCCGAGAAGTAACCCGCCAATCACGCTGGCCTCGATATCCTGTCTCATAGTGTTCCCTCACGAATTGCCACCAGAACTTTCGGGCGAAGTAGGTAATCAAAATTTGCCACCCAGTCGCGATCGTTATCACCGAAATGGAATGGTCTTGCAGCTGCCATGAACGCTTTCACGTAGGCGCGGAATCCGTCGATGTTTTTGGTGGCGAGAGAGTTAACCAGTTTGCGGATTTTGCGCTGGCGTTCTTCGTTGGCCTCGACAGCGTGAGGGAGTCTATCGCCGACAATCTCGTTGTAGACGGAGAGATACTCGTCGTAATCGAACTTCACTGGTTTTCGCTTTTCAGGTTTAACCAGTTCGCGGTCATCGCCAGATGACTGTGTGTTTTCTTTCTTTTCTTTCTTTTGAATAGTTTCTTTTGTGTTTAGCTGAGTTGGCTTATACCCATTAGCTAAGTTGGCTAATGTTTTATTAGCTGTTTTGGCTAATGATTCGCTAACTTGGCTAATCTCAAAATTCCACTCAGAAATCACCTTGTTTACGCCAATTGCCTGACCGTTTGTCACGATGATGTTCATGGCGATCATCTCGTTCTTGGCCTTACAAACATGCGTGTGGTGAATGCCGGTCATCATCGCTATCTGAGTATTGGTAATGCGGTCGAACTTTTTGCCGAACCCGTAAGTTTTGCGAATCACCGCCAGAACAACCTTCAGCTGGCGAGCCGTTAAATCGGCAGCCATAACCGCTTCCAGCAGCTCGTTAGCGATGCGGGTATACCCATCATCGAGATCTGCCACCTGACGCTCCACGGCCGCCAGAATCGGCCTGATTGGTGTAACTGTTGCTAGGTTACTCATGACCGTTCTCCTTACGTTTGAATTCTTCCAGAATGGCTCTCAGCTTTGTACCGACAGCCGGGTTACAGGATTTGATGAACCGGTCACGAGCAATATTTTTATGTACTGACGCCTGGTAAAAACGAGTTTTCTTAGGCATAATTACTCCTGTGAATTGATCCAGTTATTCGGCTAGAATTTCATGGTTATCTGATCAGAACGCTCTGTTACCGCAGGGCGTTTTTTCTTTGTGAGCACCGCAGCTACTTCTCTTGCCAACCGCGCCATATCGTCATCAACGACACCCCATTCCAGAACTGCCAGCAGCATTGCCATCTTCGGCAGCCACGTTTCTTTCCAGCGGGTTATCTGTGCCTTATCGACGCCAATCTCTTTAGCTACGTTGTTGCCACCTTTCATGGCGATACGGTTAAGCAACCAGGACTCAATGCGACGGGCATTGACCTTGTTGCGGTTAATTGAGTTTTCCATTTGTTAAATTCCTTGGTGTTGAAATAGTTAATGTGCATCCTGTGATGCGTAGTTGTTATCTCCACAAGGGCGGAGAGGATGAGCAGCAATGTTAAAGAGCGGTATTTCTTATTTTTGAATTAGTGCTGAGCTTGGCGACTGTCGCCGAAGAGCAGCCATTCCGGATCGCACTTAAGCGCACGAGCCAACTCAACCAAATAACGTGGACGCTTCGTTGTCCCTGCCTCGATGGCCTGAAGGGACTGCTGTTTCATTCCTGCCAATGTTGCCAGCTGGGATTGAGACAGATTCATCTCTTCACGTTTTTGTTTGAGGCGCTGAGAAATTGTTTCCATATCACCTCCACAGTTTTATCTGTATTCTGTGACAGTTATTTCTGTTTGTCAATTACAGTTTTAGCTGTGACTATCAAGGCACACAGAAAGAGGTATTTATGAGCCTTGCAGAACGAGTAAAACAAAAAAGAATTGAGCTCGGATTGACGCAGACAGAGGCGGCTGAGAAGGCCGGGATCCGTCAGCAGTCATGGCAGAGCATTGAAGACGGGAAAACTCTCAAGCCACGGAATATAATTGGTATAGCCAAGGCATTGCGTTGTGATGCTGACTGGTTGATGAACGGTGGCGCATTTATGCCAATAGCCGAAGTGAACAGCAGGAGAGTTCCTTTGATTAGTTATGTGCAAGCTGGGGCCTTAGCTGAGAAGAACCCAATAGAGGCCTTCGATGGCAGCTTAGAGTACATCCTTACCGATCTTGATTTGTCAGAGCACAGTTTTGCCCTGCGCATTGAAGGTGATTCCATGGAACCAGATTTCAAAGCTGGTGATGTGATTATCGTCGATCCTGAAGTTGAGCCGGTTCCTGGTGAATTCGTAGTGGCTAAAAATGGTGGTGATCAGGCCACATTCAAAAAGTACCGCCCTACTTTTACTGATATGAATGGATGTCAGCACTTTGAACTTGTTCCATTGAACGATGATTACCCTGTAATTAACAGCAGCATCCAGCCCCTGACAATCATCGGTGTGATGATTGAACACAGAATTTATCGACGCAAGCGCTAGCACCACATGCCATCACCGAAAGAACCGGCTTAGGCCGGTTTTTTTACGCCTATACAAAAAATAAATCTCAATATTTTACAGATACATATGTTATCCATAAAAATTAATACAGTTTTATCTGTTGACGATAATACAGTTTTATCTGTATCTTTATCCCATCAGCAGGAAGCACCACCGAGACACGGAACGAAGTCTCAGCTCTTTAACACTGATGGGGTTACTTCTCCCGCCCTTGTGGGAGACCAAAGGAAGTTGCTTTGGAGTGTGACGAAATGCAGCTGCATAGACAGCAACTCAGAAGATAAGCACCTGAGCGTCACACCCTAAAGCAACCACTGGAGGACATATGACCAAATTTATCGCAAGCAACAGCGTTACACGGCGTTATCTGAAACGTGGCGAGCTGATGGCTAAACGACGCGCTGAGGCTGCTCAGAACGCGTTACAGGGAGTTAAGCATGACACGAGTCGCGTCGACCGGGCCACTTCGCTCGGTAGTCTGCGTGACAGCAATACAGGCGGATCTGCATGTTTGCCGGATGTTGCGCTATACGCCGCCGGTCATCGCAGCAGCAAATCGGTTACGGCGCGTTAATTAACTTATGAGGTGAGGCAATGGCAAAAATAACATTTGGTTTTTGCGGTGCCGAAAAGGCTCACGCTGTCCAGAAGGGTATTCGTGCGGCGGGATTTAGGACAATAAATACCAGCGATGAACACGGGTTTTATGTTCACGTTATTACTGCAGAAGAAAATAGACAACATATTGAAGATATTAGGAATCACGAACTGGAAGCGTTAAGGGCAAAAGGATGAGCGCCAATGTAGACACTAATCAATGGTGTGGTCAGTTCAATAGGTGCAAAGGATGCAAGCTCGATGCTGAATGCCTGGTTAGGCCGGAGGAAATGGCGCTTGTCATAGAAGATGGTAAATACGTTGACCGGTGGGCAATTAGAACCACGGCGATGATTGCCAGAGAACTTGAAGCACAAAAGCAACAGGCTGCCAGTTAGGCGGCCTTTTTATTAGCTCACGATACAAACAGAGGGTAAGTCGATGGTGACTGTCGCAATTCGAAAAGTTTGGTTCTCCCCTTCCCGCGGTCGCCACTTTCTGACCAGAAAGGCCGCAGTGAGAGCAGAGGCTCACGCCAAGATACTTGCTAAGCATCCGATCGAGAAAACTTATTACGAGAATGGCGGGCTATGTGACCCTGGATATTCGATTCAATTCGACGAACCAGAGCGATACACAAAAATGCTCCGCAGGATGATGAGAATAATCGATAAACACACCGAGAGATAAGCCGCCTAGTGCGGCTTTTTTCATACCTCAGCGGCTTCTCAGAGGACGCTTAGTTATGAATGGCGGCTATCCACCGCTTACCAACATTCTGCATTAATAAGGTTTGCATGCAGAGGTCTTTAGCTCAGCGGCGCGGCTTAAGCGCGGAGATGATTATGAAATACACCATGAAAGTTTACGCTAGCTCTCCTGAATATGGCGCCTACCTTAAAAGCCGCTTTGGTGGCGACAAAAGGGGTCAGTCATTTGAATGGGCCGGTCACCGCTGGGCGTACGAAGTCACCAGCTTTGACGACGATGGTGATTACGATCTGCTTTACCGGTTTGATGACAAACCATATCCAGAATATGTTTCAGTCACTACAGATGACATGACGATCCGTGACTACTTCGCGGCAAAGGCTATGGCAGCCATTGTGCGCAGATGGGACGGGTATTCGTTTGGAGGCGGACCGGAATCACCACAGTACAAAGAATTAGCTGAAGATGCGTATTACATTGCTGACGCAATGCTTCGCGCCAGGGAGGAATCATGACAGTCACCCACAACGGCAAGCAGGACCACGCATCAAAACTCAACGACAACGAGTGGCAACTCTCATCAGTCGATAAACCTCGCGAGAAAATCACAATGAACCGCTGGCAGATGCACATTGCCGGTTTATTGCAGCAGGTGGAGGGTAAATCATGATTTCACATTACGGAACGACACCAATGATTCGCCAGTGCGTAATGCCTGGAATGATGGCGCTTCACGAGGGCCGCACCTATCGCGTTTCAGCAGTCATCCAGGAGAGAAAATGGGTGTACCTGCACACCGATGCAGAGATTATCCGACTCACTGACTGCGTAATTGACGTCCTTCTCGACGGACGCGGCAACCCTATCCAGCACTAATTCCACACCATTCCCCCTACTCGTCCGGCTATCGCAGACGGGAAGCGCACAACCAAATTTCAGGAGAGACCATGAGTGAAGTAACGGATTTAGTCGTTATCGAAAAATCGAGTGCAATGGCTGTATTCACCAATAACGAGCAACTCGATCCCATCATTGAAAAAATCGAGAAAGAAGCTCGCAGCCTGGTACCGGATGTATCTACCAAGAAAGGTCGTGATGCTATCGCGTCAATGGCTCACAAGGTCGCGCGTTCCAAAACGTATATCGACAACGCTGGTAAAGACCTTGTAGCAGAACTGAAAGCGCTGCCAAAGCAGATTGATGAGAGTCGCCGCATTGTTCGTGAACGTCTTGACGCGCTGAAAGATGAAGTGCGCCGACCGCTAACCGAGTGGGAAGCAGAACAGGAACGAATTAAGGCAGAGGAGGCCGCCAAGATTAAAGCAGAGGAAGATCGTAAGCAGCTCGAGTCAGACCATGAAATTGCTTTGCTCATGAACGAAAAACATGACCGTGAAGCCAAAGAAAAAGCAGAAGAAGCAGAACGCCAGCGCATTGCTCACGAAGAGGAATTGAAGCGTCAAGCAGCAGAACAGGCAAAGCGCGAAGCCGAAGAGAAAGCTGCGGCTGAACTGGCAGCGGCGAAGAAGCGTGAAGAGGATGCGATTGCAGCAAAAGCTCAGGCTGAATTACTGGCTAAGCAAGCACAAGAACGCGCAGAGCAGGAAGCAAAAGACGCCGCGGCGAAAGCTGAAGCAGAGAAGAAAGCAGCCATTGAAGCGGAACAGCGTAAAGCTCAGGAAGAAGCAGATCGCATTAAGCGTGAAGCTGAGGAGAAAGAAGCTGCCCGTCTTGCGGAAGAGAAGCGTATCTCTGACGAGAAGGCAAAGCGTGAAGCTGACGTGAAGCATCGCAAGGCCGTCGGCACTGAAATCGTAAACGCACTCACTGCCAATACCAGCATCTCACGTGATCAGGCGATCGAAGTCCTGAAAGCGCTGATGGATGGCCTGGTACCGAGAACTCAAATTAACTACTGAGGTGCATATGAAACTGAAACTCAAATATGACCACGCTCACGGATATCTGGACAGTCAGCGCAATCAGGTCCTGGAGCTTGATGGTGTGACGCTTGATGGGACAGTAGACACACGAGAAGTCCTCCTGCAGTTAGACGGCGCTGTAGTTCTCGAATGGCTTACTGAACAGGGTTATGTAATCACACATCAGGAGCAAGCGGCATGAGCGTTGCAGAGCGATGGGGTGATGATGCTTTCATCCGGCTTATGTCTGATGTGATTCCCGTTGCTCCAGATGAAAGAGATGAGCCGGTTAACCTGGCTGCTGAGCGACAGAATCCGATTATCAGCATGGACGAATTTGCGGGGGATTTTACATGAATCTGGATCAGTTAGATGCGCCATTTGCGAGTGAAGATATTGAATGGCGCATTCAGCAGGCGGGGAAAAATAATAACGGTATCTGGGCAAAAGTGCTGGCCTACGTAACCAACAGGGCAATCATGAAGCGCCTTGATGAGGTATGTGGTAAGGCTGGATGGCGTAACGAGTATCGAGATATCCCGAACAATGGAGGGGTTGAGTGCGGTATTTCCATCAAAGTTGATGGAGAGTGGATCACCAAGTGGGACGCAGCAGAAAACACGCAAGTAGAAGCGGTTAAAGGTGGTCGCTCAGGAGCTATGAAGCGTGCAGCTGTCCAGTGGGGTATCGGGCGTTACCTCTACAACCTGGAGGAAGGCTTCGCCATTGTATCGGCACAGCGGGCACCAGGATTCCATTATGCCAAGTCAAAAGAGGCTGGCGTGTTTTACTGGAAACCGCCTGCCCTCCCAGCCTGGGCATTACCTGACGGATCAGTTGTTCATCAACCAGAACCACAGTCACCAGAGTCAATAAACGAGTCTGAACCACCTCAAGACGTGGATGCTGACAAGGTGCTCGCCGATTTCTCCCAATATGCAAGCAAAGAAAACGACGGCGTGAAATTGAAAGCTCGTTATGAAGAAACGTGGAAGTTGTTAAGCGGATTTGCTGAGCATCAGGCGAAATGCAAAGACGTTACCGGCATTCGAATCAGAGAACTCAAACAGGCGGCATAACCGCCTCTCCTATCTAACAGCGGGCGGCATCGCCGTTATCGATATGACCCCAGAAACTATCCTCAGCATTCTGCGCAAGGACGCGCGGAACAACATCACTTCGTTCCATAGATGGAAAACTTCAGCAGGCGCACTAAGCCACTCAGAAGGAATTACCCTCAATTACCACGAGCCATATTATGAGGGATGGGCCCCTAACTTAGAGATGCAACAAACATTCATCTCGGGCCCGGCGCTGGACCAGATACAACAACACCTGATCGCTGAGGAATGGGGAAACGGAACGATCGGCGGCTGTGTGTATCGCCTTAAGGAGAGCCAATGAGCGAACTTTGGCAACCCTTTGAAAACCTGTTTCTGCACGAGGTTGGGATGAAGATGTCCCGCTCAGAAATAGCAGAAAAGCTTGAGCGTTCCGAATCGGCAGTCGCTCGCCAGGCATCACGTATCGGCGCACCACTTATCAGCAAGATGACCGGCAGACCATGGACCCCAGCCGAGCTTCATCTCTTTGGTCTGTTCTCAGAGGAAGAGATAGCCAAGGCAACCGGTCGAACAATTTACTCAGTCAGAAGCAAGCGTGACGCGCTGGCCCGCTACGGAGGATTAACTATGCGTGAATGGTCAACGGAAGAGTTAGCGATTCTCATGCGCTACACCAACGCAGAAGTAGCAGAGATTACCGGTAGGAGTATCGAAGAGGTCGGAGATAAGCGGCTGCAAACCAATAATGAGCGTAATGGCTGGGATGTAAACGATCCGGAGCGGGAGGAATCATGACTGATTACACCGGCAGCAATACACCAGCAGATCAGCGAGACCTCTGGCGCACTCCCCCAGCCCTTTTCTCTTCCCTTGATGCTGAGTTTTGCTTCCAACTGGATGCCGCCGCGGCGTCTCATAACGCACTGTGCCGGAAGTTCATCACCGCCGAGCAGAATACACTGGAGACTCCCTGGGCTGATTACCTGAGTGTACCTGGCTACGTCTGGATGAACCCGCCATACAGCGACATCACACCGTTCGTTAAGAAGGCCGCTACCGAAAGCGCAAATCAGATCGGCACGGTCATGCTGGTTCCGGCAGACACATCGGTTGGCTGGTTTAAGGAGGCTATCCAGACCGCCAGCGAGGTTCGCTTCATCACCGCCGGGCGGCTGGCATTTATCAACCCGGTAACCGGTAAGCCGGTAAGCGGCAACAATAAAGGGTCGATGCTCATCATCTGGCGACCATACCCGCGTACACACTGCCACTTCGCAACTGTGGAACGGGACGAACTGATGGCTTTCGGGGCGAAACTTCTCGCCCGCCGGGAGGCCGCATGACGCCAGAAACAGACAACGCCATCCGCGCCGCCTGCCGCCGCTGCACCGAGGAAATACAGCAGGCCATGCGAAAGAGACCAAAGCCAAATTGGAACGAAACGGTGCCTCCCATCATCAACAAGCATCACAAGAAAATTGAAGCTCTGGGAGTTAGCCTCCTGGAGTTCGTCGTCAAAACTGGCCGCCTTAACGGGCGGTTTGGAGCCGAACAATGACAACAAAAAAATGGGGTCATAACGAGCTTGCTCATGACCTTGCAGAGCATTTGCGCCAGAACACAGCGCGCATCTGCTGGGAGGACATGCAGCTAGGGCCCGCCGGAACGTGCCGACCTGATGTCTACTCTATTGCTCACAGCTACAGCAAGTTCTGCCCTGTCGTCTATGAGGTCAAAGTCAGCGTAAGTGATTTCCGGGCTGACGTTACAGCAGGCAAATACACCAAATACTTCAACTACGCAGGCGGCGTTGTTTTTGCAGTTCCTGAAGGCATGCTCAAGAAAAGCGACATCCCAGATGGTTGTGGCTTGATGATCCGGAAGGGAACTGGATGGCATACCCTCAAGGGGCCGACAATGCGCCAGATTGATACCCTTCCTCGCGATGCCTGGATGAAGCTGCTTATGGATGGCATGACCCGGCAGGCAGAAAGAACCAAAATAAAAAGCCGCGTAATCAATACCTACCTCAGCGACCAAAAACTAATGAAGCGACATGGCAATGAAATCGCCGATCTTGTTTGTCGAGCACATCGGTCTAAGGAGCGCCTTGAGCAGCATATTAGGGATAACGATGAAAGGCTGAAGAACCTGCGCCAAGAAAGTGAAGAGGAGTTGCAACGCCGACGTAAGCGCCGGGAGGAATCGGAGGAAAGGTTAACCGACGCTCAGCAAGATCTGGCGAAAGCGCTTGGCCTCGACCCGAATGTCCCTATGTATGTTCTTACAAGGACGCTATGGGAAGCAACGCGCCGACTCACCGAGGATGAAGAGATTAAGAGGTTGCGAGGAATATTGTCCAACCTTGAGCGCACGTTGAATGACGGTCTGAAACCATTACCCGGGGAGAAAGCCGCATGAACAAAGCCTCGCCCGTTGATTTGAGGAAGAGCCTCGAAATTGCCAATAACCTCGCGCAAATCGGGATTCGCTTTGTGCCGATCCCGGTGGTGACCGAAGAAGAATTCCAGACGCTGTCCGCCGAGCTATCGCGACGGCTTGAGCAGATGGCAGTCGAAGCCGAGAAGAATGATGGCGGTGCAGCATGACGGCACTAATCACCCAGGAGCTTAAAGCTCCTTTTTTATTGCTGGCGTTCACCTTCAACCGAATTAACCGACAGTTCATGGAGCACTGATTATGAGCTTCGAATACATCAATTCTCAGTATGGAGTTAACGCCTGTGTCGGTCGCCGGGTGGTGGCTTATGGCGAGCCAGGTACGATTGTTCGTGATTTCGGTCACTACATTGGAGTTGTGCTGGACACTGCTCCATACCACTCACCGGAACGTTACCACCCCACTGACGGCATCGTGTACGGCGAAGTCGTGGAGTATACGCCGCCTAAAATGACGGCTCGTAAGCATAAAGCTAAATGCAATTATCAGGAGTTTCTTGATGCTGATAGTGGTCATGATTTTCATGAGTGGCTTGGAATAAACAGGCCGCAGGTTGACTACGACAGCAACGGAAATTGCAGGATGTACAGGATAGGAAATTATCGCGATGTGAGCATTTACGGCGAGTGGAAGCCAACCAAAAAAGAAGCGAAGGCCAGTTACAAAGAGAAATTGCGGAAGAGTAAGGAGGGTATCAACTATGACTTCTGAAATCATCGATCAGGCCAGCGCTCTCGAAGAGATGATGCGCGACCATGCTATTCGGGATCACAGACTCAACCACTCAGCAGTATCAGCAACGCACTGTGAGGAATGCGGTGACAATTTGCCGGAGGCTCGCCGGAAAGCGTATCCGGGATGCACGATGTGCGTCGAGTGCCAGGGTGAGATGGAATTGCGTAAGAAGATTGGGAGGATGTGATGGATTACAGCAAGCTGAGTGATTGGGAGGTTAGCGTCAGGCTGGCATATTTCCTCAAGCCAAAATACAGCGCCACCATTAACCAGCATGAAACTACCGGAGCCAATCTGTCATGGAACTGGCTCAACACAGTACAGAATACCGGTTATTTCCCGCTTCGTCGTGCTGAAGAGCTTTTCCCGGTAATGAAGAAACACCGGATCGGACTTTCCCCATCAGGTAAGACGGTATGGCAGGCATCCCACGAATCTGGAATTAGTGTTATCCATCGTAACCCACTTCGCGCCGTGGCAATCGTCTACCTCCTTTTGCAGGAGTCACTCAATGTTCCAGCTAATTCAACGGGGTCAGATATACGCTGACCATCACGGTTGGCCCGTCATCATCCACAGCTGCACATCACAGATAGTCCGCTACTGGCGACATGGCCGGATCAACACCGCTTCAATCGACCGCTTTAATAACGATTTCGAGCACCTCGACCCACACGAGGCGGCACATATACGCGCCGAACTTGAAACAGCAGAACACTTAAAACGCCTCCGCGCTATGCGGGCGGCATGAGGAATAACAATGCCTAATCACGTTACAAATCGCCTGACAATCACAGGTGACGAACAGTCTTTGTCTGAACTTTTTAATGCCTGCTTCCGTAAACAAAAACGCGAGATACCTGACTTCTGGTATGAAAAGGCAAATGATTTAAACGCCGACACGGAGAGCCGCAAAGAATGGTCTGATCGCATCGCTGAGCAGGAAGCTCAAGAACCATATGACGTATTCGATTTCGAACTGATCATCCCAGTACCGGCTTTTATATCAAGAGGTAATCTGAGCTTTGGTAGTAGAGAGGAAAAAACCGGTCGCAACTGGAGCAAGTTTAACCCTGAAAGATGGGGAACCAAGTGGAATGCCTACGACATGTCCATTGTCGAGCACACCGAATCGAAGTTAGTGATCAAATTCGATACCGCCTGGAATATCCCTGAGCCTGTTATCAAAGAGCTTGTTACCTGGTTCCCTGAATTGATGTTCTTTCATGAATTTTATGACGAAGGTGGATGGTTCTTTGGCGACAGAACTTATCAGGCTGGAGAGCTGGCAATAGACCGTTATATCAATGGTGATGATCGTAAAAAACATCACGAACTGGAGAAACGCCTGAGTATTGAGCTAAAGGGATGGGATCCAGACTCTGACGAAGATTGCGACGACGAATGACGCAACTGATAGCCAGTTATGAGCTGGCTATTGGGTGCGAATGCACTGCCACGTTATCCCCCATTTGCCCGGTTCGCCCGGGCTTCTTTTTGCCTGGAAAAAAGCATGCAAACAAAAATCAGCATTCAGCCGGTTCTGGTTAACCGTGAGCGCGTTCAGGAGATGCTTGGTGGTATTTCCAGAACCACGTTCTATCGTAAGCGCAAACAGTGGGAAGAATCTGGCACCCCATTCCCGCAGGAAGTGGAAGAAATCCACCCGCCGAAAGGTGGTGCTCTATTCCGCTATGTAGAAGTTATTCAGTTCTGCAAAGATAAAGGACTGTTGGCAGCACACGTCTGA